CAATGTACACAGCACAGTGACCGTGATTGTGATTGTTGCCGCAGTTGATGTTAGATTTCTATAGCCAAGTGATATTAATCCAGTATCAGACACACTGATTGTTATTGGAGCACAGGATGACGCACTTGCTACATACTTGGCAATACCCACAGGAGCATATCCATCTGGTACTGTAATCTGTTTGGTGTTGCTCCCATATGCGTTTGCATTGCAAGTGATTGAAACTTGTTCAGTGACTGTGACCGCCACAGGCTTTGTTGATTTAGTTGCAAGAGCATTCAAGACATTATACACACCATACACACCAAGGAGAGTGTTGAGTGATGACAGTTGAGAGTTGGTGATGATATTCTGGTCAATCAGTCTCCAGTAAGAGCCATCATAGGCAAAGACCTTGACCTCATTAGCCTCCCATGCTCCATCCAGTCTGGATGTGGATGAGGTTGTCCTTGCGATGCCATACACTCTCTTTTCACCAGTCCCATTGACGTTCATGTAGATGTTGTCTGTGGATGTCTGGGAGTTGGAAAATTTGACCGCAATCACAGCTCCTGTGAACAGTGTGAACCCAGAGCAGGAGACCACTTTTGTTGCTGTGTTTGCTCCTGTTGAACAAGTGCCATAATACATCAACTTTGTGATCTGGCTTGCGGCTTGGTCGAGTATGTCCTGTGCAGACACCTTGGTTGTGTCTGTTCCGTCATCTGTAGCCAGATAATTGCCAGAACCAAGCACCCCAGAAAAACTATTCAACTCATGAATCTGCATTGAGAGCCTCCTTTATCTTTTCCACTTCTGCCTTGAGTGATGTCAGCTCACTGGACAAGGCATCAATCTCTTTCTTTTGGTCTTGAATCAATTTGAGCATCGGAGGAATGATTCTGTATGGACTCCATGTCCATGTCTCTGACTTATCCTCATCCTCTTTCTGAACTGCTTGAGGATAAACCTCATCCAAGTCCTCAACGATAAATCCAACAAGGTCTTTGCCTCGGTTGTCATCATCCTCTGACAGAAAGTCATCCCTGTACTTGTATTGGATAACATCCGCATCATAGAGTCTTTCTGGATTCAGTTCTTCTCTGCTGATTTCGCCAATGTCTGTCTTGATTTTTCTTGAGGATGACCCCTCATTGGCATAATACGCAATTCCTGCTCCAGTGAGATATAAATTTCCAGAGTGGGCAGTTGTTGACCGTCCAGTAAGCAGTGCCATACCATTGTTGTTGACTTCAACCAACGCACCAGAAAGGTCATTATTCATATACGCTTGAGCCGTATTGTATCCAACAGCAATGTGTCCAAATTCCCCATTGGAGTTGACTGGAGAACAAACAAAGCCACCATTTGAGCCAATGCTTAACGCTTCATTTCCATCTAACACCACCGTCATGACCTCATCATTGAATGATGATGGTGCTTGTAGGTAAAAATACGCTTCGTGTCCTGCTATAGAATATTCTTTTTCAAGCCGTGATGAATATATAGAAAGTCCTGCAATAACCCCACTATTGGCTTGCATATACCCATAATCATCAACATAGAAATTCCCATCGCCAAGGTCGATTGCACCAGAGTTTATATCCAAGAATCCTGTCTCCAGATCAAATGTTGTGTTTCCTCCAGAGTCAGACAGCGTTCCTGCTTTGATGATGTCAGCATTGAGGACTCCTGTTGTGATGAGGTTGGCATTGAGGTTTCCTGTGGTGATGAAATCAGCAACAAAATTGCCATCTATTGTCCATGCTGTCCTGTATGTCCCAGAGTATCCAGTCTGGCTGAATCCAATCCCATTGCGGTTGATTCTGATGACATTGACCGCAGTGTCAATGGATGGAGTGTCCATGACCAAGATTTCCTCTGGCACTCCATTGGCATTTGGCTTGAGGACAACATAACCACCAAGACCTCCAGAAATCATTTCTGTAGCGTGTTGAATGGCATCATCCATCATGCTCTTGGTTGGGACTGTCTCAAGCATGGTCTGTGTCACGATGTCAGCATACGAATACTGGACATCGCCCAACTCGATCTGGTCATATCTGTCCATCAAGACATTGTACACAGTCTTGATGACTTTCTTTTTCTCCGCTTCAACACCAAGTTCTGGATAGTATACGCTCACAGTGTCGCAGAGCCTTGCTCTTTGAAGCGGAGCATAGTCTTTATATTCCTCCGTCTGCCACATCTGGACAAAGTCCACAGTGATGTTCTGGCGATGCTCCCAACCAGAGGACTGCTCCAGATATGATTCTGCCGCCGCCCTCAACTCTGCCACTGTTGGCTGTTCTGGGAGCATGGATGACATATCCACAGGGACAGCAGAGATGTCCACATACGTCCCCTCCAGAGGCTCTCCATTTTCATCTCTGATGATGACAAGATTCTCATCAGTCAAGTATGCGTATCTTCTTGTCACTCCACTATAGATGATAGTCCCCTCTGGCAGAGTCACCAAGATTGGAGAGCCTGTATCAGACTCTCCTTTCCAGAATGGATATATAGCATTGTATGTATTGGATGCATCAATCTCATTGGTGAGGTTGGTCAGATTCTTGCCATATCTGATCTCAATCTCACTGTCAGAGCCTCTGCTTTGGTACAACTTGACTGTGAACTTGTCCCACTCATAATCTCCCTTGCCATATACGTCAAGGAGAGAACCCTCCTCTCCTCCAAGGACTCCTCTGACTGTCCTTGGCTCGGAAATCTCAAATGCTCCACTCACAGACTTGTCAGTCCAGAAAGTAAAGTTGGTCTGTGGCTGTGTGTGCTGTGGCAATTTGTTGATGGCATCTGTGATTGATGATGCTGTGTATGGAGTCACCACTGTTGTCCTCAATCTGTATGAGATATGATGAGCAAAAAAAGTGACCACTCCATCAATGGGAGCATTCCTGCCATATATGACAAAAGGCTGTGGTGTCTGTGTGTCATCGTGAGTGCAGTAGATAATCTGTCCCTCTTGGATGTCCAAATATCGCTCACCAGTAATGGGATACTGGAATTCACACTCATAGATTCCATTCCTCTCCTCTGTGACTGTGCAGGAGATGCAATCGGACAGTCTCCCAATTCCATTGGTCACAAAGTTTCGTTCACCGTCATCATATAGAATCGGTATCATGCTACAACCTCCACCATCTCGGAGTCACAACAACAGATGTGATTCCCGTTCCAAGTGATATGCCATTCTCTCCTGCCGCCAAGGATGGGAACTTGTTTCCTGCGTACTGAACCAAATCATTGGCATTGACCTTTGCTCCACCGCTCATTGTCCATGCCTCCATGATGTCACAGTCTATGTATATGACTTGGTCTGATGTGCCTCTGATGGTCATGGAGTAATCTCCTATGCCCACTATCCCTGTTCCAGTGATCTGGAGCATTGGTTTTGCGTCAAACTCTGTTGGGTTGGTTATGCTCCCAGATGCTACGAAAGTCACAGGAGTCTCACCAGACAGGAGGAATCTCTGTGGCTTGCAGTTGAACGTGATGTCAAAGGTTGCCAGTCTCAACCCTGTCATGGATGCTACAGACAGACCTCCTGTGTAGATTCCAAGTCTAAATTCGTCTGGATTATAGTCATCCGTCAGTCTCTGGTATCCTGTCAATGCTCCCAAGGCAGAGCGAAAGGCTCTGATTTTGGATGCAAAGTCTGATCTGGATGCTCCCATAACTCCTGCGGAATATTTGACCTCCAGATTCTCATATCTGCCACTGTCGATGGACAGTTGTCCATTTCTTCCTGCTACGTCAAGCATCTGATAGACTCTTGCAGGAGCATCGAATGCTCCACTCCCAGATATGTATACTCCATATGCTCCACTATTCACAGAGCCAAATGTCAGTGTCTTTCTCATGTCCAGACCTCCTGTCTCTGCTTCTGCACTCTTGCAAGTCTCTGTTCCACAGCGAGTGCCAAGGAATTGACATCCATGCCCTGTGAGGCATAGACATTGATGGTTATCTCATCGCCTCCAACGCTCCCACTGTTGCCCATGCCATCTGTCAGACTCATCCTCATCTCATCAGCCACCCTCTGAATCCACTGTGTATTTTTCTCCAGAGGGACAACCGCTTCTGCTCCGTCACCCTCAAGCAGACCGACTTGTCCTCTCTTGAGGACACCACCTTGAGCAAGTCTGGGAAGATTAAATTCATCCAGATAGCCAAGATTGAAGCCTAAACTATTAACTATGTCAATGAGGCTGTTAATCGCCCTTATAGGAGAATTTAAGACCCACTCAATGGTAGCCAGTACTGCATTGATTGCTTTCTTGAATGCTCCTCCAATGGCATCTCCAACCTTTGTACCAATATCGGTAAACTTTCCTTTGATGGTCTCCCAGATTCCAGAGAAGAATGCTCCCACATTCTTGAATGCTCCTTTGATAGCCTCCCATGCTCCAACGAATCTTTCTCTGAACCATCCGATTACTCCTGCAAAGACTTCTCGGATGGCTTTCCACTTGTTGGAGAAGAATGTTTTCACGCTTGCAAATGCTCCCTTGATTGCATTCCATGCTCCCACGAATCTGTCTCTGAACCAACCAATCACTCCTGCAAATATCTCTCTGATTGCTTTCCATGTGTTGGAGAAAAAGTCCTTGACTCCACTCCATGCTCCTTTGATAGCCTCCCATGCTCCAGAGAAGATTCCGACTATGGCTTGCCATGTGTCAGATGCCACTTTCTTGATGCTGTCCCAGAGTGTAATCCAGAACTGACGGAAAGTCTCTGACTTCTTCCACAGCATAACAAATGCGGCAACAAGTGCAACAACTGCACTCAAAACAACCCCTATCGGATTGGCACTCATTGCCGCATTCATTAGCCATTGAGCCGCTGTCACTGCTTTCTGGACTACAGTGAGAGCCATCCAACCCTCTCTCATGACAGTGATGGCAGTGGTATATCCAAGATATGTTACCAATCCTGCTGTCATAGCCTTGAGGATGGTGATGATAGTAGAACCATTCTTGATGATAAATCCAATTCCTTTTTCAATTCCTGTGAACACTTTGTCTGCCACATCAAGGATGGTCTCAATCGCCTTTTCGATCTGGGGAGCATACTTCTCCATCAGATTGTCCACCATGTCTGCCATCTTTGTCTTGATGCTCTGGACAGCGAGAGCCATCTTCTCTGGACCATCCTGTGTGTTTTCAAAGGTCTTTTCTACACTTCCTTTGGTCTCGATTGAAGCGGCAGTCAAGTCCTTGAATGACAATGTGCCATTCTTCAATGCTCCGTAAATCTGGTCTCCACTCTTGCCAAAGATTTCATATGCCTTGTTGAGTCCCTCTGTCTCACTGGTGTTGTTCTTGATGCTGTCCTCCAGTTGGACAAGAGCCTCATTGAGTGGGATGCCATCTGCCGCCGCATTTTTCAGAGCCTTGCGGAGTCCATTCATGACGGTCTCGCTGTTTGCACCAGACTTCTCCATCTGACCCATCAACATTGTTGCTTGGTCGATGTTCAGACCCATCTGCTGAAATGCTGTCCCATTCTGGATGAGTCCTTGCATCAGAGTATCCATGCTCACTCCAGTCTGCTGTCCAACAGTGTTGAACACATCCAGAACGTGTCCTGCATCATCAGCTCCCAGACCAAAGGCAGACAAGGCTTTCTGTGTGGAGTCAATGGACTGATTGACATCTGTCCCATTGAGTTTGGCGAACTTGAGGAACTTGGTGGAGAGCGTGTCAAGGTCTTTGCCTGTTACACCAAACCTTGTGTTGACCTCACCAACCGCAGTTCCAATGTCCTCCTGTGATGCTACCACTTGAGTAGACACACTGCGGAACACATCCTCCAAGTCATCTGCCGCCTTGCCTGTAGCACCAGTCTTGGCAATCACAATATCTGTGCCAGAGTCATACTCCTGCCATGCTTGCATGGAGGTTGATGCCAGAGAGGACAGAGCCTCTGCAATCTTCTGGAGTCCTGCTGATGCCAGATCAGCCAGTGTCCCCTTGAGAACCGTAAAACCACCATCCATCTTTTCGGTGGTCTTATCCACATCAAGCATGGTCTTGTCCAGAGCATCTGCCGCAGTATCAACCTCTGACATCTTGGTCTTGTTCTGTGCCAGTTCTCCAGACAGTCTTTCTATGTCTCCTGCAAGAGCCTTGGCTTGTGTGCTGTTCTTGCCATATTGCAGGACTGCATCCTTGTAGGCTGTCTTGAGTCCTGCAAGTTTTGTTTCTTGATCTGATATGCTCTTGCCAAGTTTGGCAGTCTCGCTCTCTGCCTGTTTCTCTGCCGCAGTGGACTCTTGGAGTTGCTTCTCAAGGTTGTCAAGTTCTCTTGTGGTCTTGTTGACCTCTGCTTGAGCCTTGTTCATCTCCACTCTCATATCAGACATGGACTTCTCATTGGCTTCTTGGGCAGTGGTTGACTTGGCAACCTCCTTGGCGAGAGCATCAACCTTTGATTTCTGCTCTTGGTATTCCTTGGAGGACTCCCCAAGTTCTTTCTCAATCCTGTCCAGTTCAGCCTTTTCCTTGTCATATGAGGCTACCAAAGCATTGTGTCTCTTTGCGTTCTCCTCATACTGTCCACCCAAACGCTTGTATTCCGTCTGTATGAGGTTGAGTTTGTTTGTCTGCTCCTTGAGTTTGTTGTTGAGAGCATCCTGCTTGGCTGTGAGTGCCTTGACACTGGTGTCATTCCTGCCAAACTGGTTGGTAACAACTTTCATCTCGGAGGAGACCTCCTTGAGATTCTGCGTGATTTGCTTTAGTGCTTTCTTATATTCACTTTCTCCAGTGAGTTTTATTGCTCCACCGAATCCAGACATAGTGTCCTCCTGTTAAAACCACTCTTCATCCTGCTGTTGCTGTTTGTGTGCATCAGCATATGTTGTGTTTGATTTCCAGAGTTTCAGCTCCAGATCAAAGTCATTTTTGTAATGTGTATAAAATCTCCCAAACATACGGAGAGTCAGTCTGCCCACCTCCTTGATGGACAGATTGAACTTCGTTGAGCCTATGAGATAGAACCAAGAGAAGTCCATTGGCTCTGGCTCATCCACTATGTCTGGGATTATCAGTTTTTTTCATCACTCTTTGTGCTGTCAATGACAGTCTGTGTGAGAGTCTCTGACGCATTCTGGAGTCCCATCTCTGTGATGAGTCTCCCCACTTGCTTGAGGGACAGAGGCTTTCTGTCTGTGCCTTTTTCCTCATTCTCGATGTCAATGGCTTCATTAATCATCTCTCTAAAACCAAAGATGATTGCCTTGGCATCTGGCTCTCCATCCTTGCCCTCTGTCAAGTCTCCCCATCTCTCGACTGTGCCATATTCCTCCTGTATGGTTTCCATCACGTTGAGGTTGAATGTGAGACCGTATGTCTCGCCTCTGTATTGAATCTCTCCTCCAAAATCTTTCATCTCATTCCTCCAAATTCAATAAGAAAACAAAGGGAGTGGAATCCCCACTCCCCTCTCTATGACTTGACTGATTATGTGAACAGTCCAGTGAGATATGTCTTTGCCTCTGCCATAGTATCAAAGGTCTTTGCCTTTGACCAATCCCCATTCTGGAGAGTGGCAACAGTACCCTCAATCTCGCTTGTGCCGAACTCAACATTTTCGCCCTTGGTGTTGTCCTCCTGTGACGGCTCACTGAACTTGACCTTGCACAGGAACTCGACCTTGTACTTGTAGACACCATTGATGAGTTTTGTCACGATTCTGCCCAGACCGACATATGGAGCAACATCATTGGCATTCCGCACAAGATTGCCATCTGTGATGGTGTGACCAAGCAGAGTTGCCATAGTCTGTAAGTCCTCATCATCAATTCCCATTGTGACTGTACCACTCTGGAATGATGTGTCAGCCTCTGCAAGTGCGTCATCCGCATACAGTGTGCCATTGTTGTTGGTGATGGACACATTGCAGGAGATGGCTTTTGCAGGTTTGGTTGCCGCACCATAAGAGGGTGTTCCATCCTGTGCCTCCGTCAGCAGACCGAACAAGAAATTCTGTAATCCGATTTTTGCCATTTAATTTTCCTCCCTAATATATGCAAAATTCAGTGTCTTATGGTAGTATCCAGTGTCATGCTCATACATATCATTGCTCGATCTGGACACTTGCCAGACAAATCCATTTGCTGTGAGTATTGCTTTTACTTGCTCAATCAATTCTGTGAAATTGCCTTTTGAGTATACATCAAAGTCATAGTAGTCCACATAACCTATCAGAGCATCATCTCCTGTCAAGGAGTTGTCAGAGTCTTGATGCATCCACACCACATATGGCTCACCATGTCCCATGTAATACATATATTTCACAGGGACAGAGACCCCATCAACCGTGAATCCGTCAAATATTGTCTTGATTAACTCATTCATCTAACAGTCCTCCAGATGCTTTTTTCTGTGCCTTGAGCATAGCCTCCTCAATCTGCTTTTTCTTGAATGACTTTCTCAAAAAAGGTTTCTTGGGAAATGGCAAGTTGCTCCTGCCATGTTCAAAGACATTGGCAACCAGTGGAGCAGGAGTCTTGACCCCTTTGTCATTTTCAAAATATCCATAGAAAGCAACCTTTGTATTGATGCCATCATCTGACGGAGTCTTGTATACCTCTGTCTTTTGCAAGCAATCCATCATTTTGGAGTTTTTGATTCCATCTGGAACACTTGATTTGATGTTCCGCAGGACAACTTCCGCTCCTGCCTGTGTCATATCTCCGAATATCTTCTCCGATTCCTTGTCAAGCATCTCAAACTGCTTCATGATTTCAGCAGGAAGTTCCAGTCCAAATTGTGCCATCAGTGAGTCACTTCCTTGGCTTGGATTTCCAACTCAACATTTGCCTCATCCACATTGTTCAGATATTCAATGGTGTACTCCTTGTTACGGAACACAATCCTCATGTCCCTTGTGATCTGAGTCACAGGAAATCTGATTGTGAAATTGGTATATGCTTTTTCGAAATCGGAGTTGTTGGCAATAAGAGTCATCCCTCTTGTGGTCTTGATTGAGGCATACGGCTCAAGGACAGGAGGCTCAACCAGAGCCACGCTCTGAAAGCCTTGGCTGTCCTCTATGATTTCTGTCTGATAGATTTTGATTCTGTGGTTATACTTTCCTGCATTAACCATCGGCATCTCCAGTGGGCAGGAGGTTGATGGAGTGCATACCAAGTATGGTCTCAACCACACGATTTAAGTTTGCGTTGTCCACATACATGGTGCGGTTGTCATACATATCTTGACACAGCACAAAGACCACTATCACAAAGTCTGAATGTGCGTCTATGTCATCAACCCCTGTGTATTCCAGAATATATGTCTTGGCAATTTCAATCAGAGCATTGAGCAGACTCTGATCTGATTCTGTGACCTCACTCAATCTGATATAGTCTGCTATATCCTCATAAGTGATGTCACTTACTTTGGTGATTTGATTCATGTCTGTCCTCCTTTCGGAGTCCTACTTTTTTGCAGTCTTTTTCTTGGCAGACTTGTCTTTGACCTCCTCAATGTATCCTGCCTTGAGGAGGTCTTTGACAATATCCTTGTTGGCGATGTCTCTCACATCACCCTCTGCCATAGACACAAGACCACTGAAAGAAATCAGTGCCTTATACATAAGTATCCTCCTTATGCCATTGTCAGTTTTGCAATCTGCTGTGCATCAATGACCTTTGCGTCAAACTCAAACCATCCGATAACTCCGATAGCGTGTTCATCCGCATAACGCTCACGCAGAACCTCAATATTGATTTCTTCACTGAACTTTGTGCCAAGTCCTCTCATGTCTCCGTAGTAGATGACATCAGCTCCAGTGGCGATGTTGGGCATATTGTCAGAGACAAATACAGGCTTGCCCAGAATGGATGTGCCAAACGGAGTGGAGATGTCATCATTCAGCAGAGGATAGCCTGTGTTGGACTTGAGTTCACGCAGAGCAGTTCTTGTTGCAGGACTCATAATCCAGATCGCATTCTGCTGAAATTCATCCTTGACAGCGTCATGCAGATTGATAATGTCCTCCAGTACGATTGCAGACGCACTTCCTGCGGTCACAGCGTTGTTCAGCCCAGACAGACCCTCAACCTTGCCAGATGTACCAATCAGCAGTTCATGCTCGATGAATCTCTTGATTGCGTATGCCATCTCATCAACTACGAATCCAACAATGTCGAATTCCACATTGTTTATGAGTGATCTGGAAATCTTGGTCAATGCTCCTGCAAGGAATCCTGCCAGTTCTACGGTTGCGAAAGAACCAGAACTGGATGCCATCGGAGTAAATTCCTGCTGATATGCAACAGTGATGTTCTGGGAGTCCGCAGGATAGTAGGGAACTTCCAGTTTTCCCTTGACGTTGAATTTCTGGGACTTATCCAGAATCGGACAGATGTCATATACTCTGCGGATGATGTAATTGACAATGGTCTCTGGGATTAACGCTCCACCCAGACCGATGCCTGTTCCTGTAGTCGCAGGAGTCAGCTCTCCTGCTCTCTCATGGACAATCATGCCTCTGATGTAGTTCTCAAATGCTCTGGTTTCTGCGAGTTCTTTTTCTCTCTGCACTTCCTCTTCCTCCTTTGCCTCTTCTACAGGAGTGTCATCCTCTTTGACCTCCATCTCTTCCTTTTCCATCTCTCTGAAATCCTCATCCAGTTTCAGAGTCTCGATGATTTTTCTGACATTGTCTCTGATCTCTGCCAGTTCTGCCGCTTCATCTTCCGTCAGTTCTCTTTTCTCTGCCTTTGCAACAGCGAGAACATCCTCTGCCCTTGTAATAAGGTCATTCTTCTTCTCAATAAGTTCTTTCATGCTTTCGTGTCTCCTTTCATTTCAGCAATCATTGACTCATATATTGAGTAGTCAATAGGTTTTATATCTGCCGCAGGATGCTCATCCTGTTGTGGCTGTTCTTCTGTGCGGACTTCCTCCGCAGTGGTCTCCTCTCTGACTTCAACAGTGTCAAGAAAAGCCTCTCCATGATACTGGACATCATCGTCTGTCCTTGCCATGATGAGAGTCCCATCATAAGCAGGAGTCTTGCTCCTGTCCAAAATAGAAACCTCATACAAATTGAGGTCTCGCACTATCCGCAGTGGGAGTCCTGTCTCACTGTCCATCCTGTTTTCCACTCCGTCTGGGCAGTCCTCAAAACCAAAACTCCACCCAATCAGATCACCATTTCTGGCAGACTCCATCACATCCGCATCAGTGATGACTGCTCTTGCATGGAGTCCAATGGAGTCCTCACACAGTTCCAGATTTCCCTCTCTGGTTGAGCCAAGGTCTCTGTCCCAATCATGATTGAGCAGGACATGGACATCATCATTTCTCTCAAGTGCAGAGGAAAACGCTCCCTTGCTGATACGTTCAATGAATCTGCCTATCCTTGACAGGAGAGGCTTGCTGTTTCGCTCAACCGCATTGACGTATCCCTCCACAATCACACTGTCTGCTCTAATACTGACCCTCATCCAGATCACTCCTTTCTGCGGAATTGCCGCTTTCGTCATACTCCTCTGCCAGTTCATGACCCTCAAGCATCTTGTCCTCCTCGAGAGTGGTCTTGGAATCCGTGTTAGGAGTATAGTATGTATGTGTCTCTGTGTCATACAGGACAGCACCCAATCCAACATTGACCACATCCAGACCCTCAACATAGTTCATGTTCTCTGCTCTGCGGATTTCGTTCAGCGTCATGAATCCTGTCTCCTTGGCGAGTTTGTAAGACTCATATCTATCCTTGAGGGATGCTCGGATGATTTCCTTGACATCGAACTCAAAGAACATATTCTTTTTCTCTTTCTCCAAGAGCAAGTCTCGATTCAGAGCAGTCTCAAATGCTTTGACAATCGGATAGATAGCCATCTTGAAAGTCAAGTCAAAGTCACTGGAGATGTGGAACAAGTCACTGATTTCCTGCATGAGAGTCCTTTTGCTTTCATTGATCTGGTTTTCTACGGAGGAATTTGAAGCCTCTTGAAATTCCAGACCATTGTTGAGGACAACCACATTCTCTGTGCTGTTGTTGTAGAGGTTTCGCCATGCTTGTTTGAGGACATTGATTTCCTCCTGTCCAAGTTTCCTCTGTGACTTGAGAAAGCCTTTTTTGTTGCCGCCACTCTTGACGAGATTGAGCTGATAAAGAAGCGTGTTGTATGCTGTCTCCAGAGCCTTGGAGACTTCAACTGTGACTCCTATGCCGCTTGCTCCGTCTTTGGTGTTACGGAGCAACTTGACAAAGTCATATGGCTTGTACTCCTCACCCTCAACAAGGATGACATAGTCCTTGTAGATAGGCTTGAAGTTCTTGAGAATAGCAATGAATCTTTCCTCAACGTATCGCAGAGAAACAACCTCATTCCTCTTTCTCTCGATGAAACAGTAGCCTCCCTTGCCAAGCAGATAATCCTCCACCATAGCCTTTTTCAGTTGGAAAGCATCCAGAGTGTCTCCTGTGTCTCCATTGAGGAGTTTGACTCTTGCATCTCCCTCCTGCTCTTCAACCTTGCCTTGCTTGTACTTGTACAGTTTGACTGGCATGGATGCCACAGAGTTGCTGATGAAATCCACAGCACCACTGACAGCAGGAAGAGTCAGAGCCTTTTCTCTGGTGATTGTCTCTCCATTGATGAGTGCCTGTAGTAGCACATCACTCACAGGAGGAGTGACTGCTGTCTCTGTGGCTTGAGGCTCATCCCTTGTCTGCTCATCCTCTCCGATGAGCCATGACCATAATCCCATCTTGACCTCCTCTCTATAGGACTTGGATGGTGAAATCCATCTGATTCAAGAAGCAGTCTTGTTGCAGGAGATATGTGGCATTGATTAGACTGACCACCATATCCACCTTGCCTGTGGACTTCTTCTTGGTTACATACTGATTTTTGTTGGTATCATATGTGCATCGTGCATTCTGGAAGTTAATCTCAAGTAGCCTGTTCTTTTCATAGGCAAATTCCTTGGAGAGAATCTTCTCTTTAAGAAGCTTGGTTGGAGGATGCAAGACTGATGAGTGTTGTCTGATCTCAACGCAGTTGTATCCTGCTTTCTCCAACTTTTGTGCTGTGCTTAAAGCATTCCATCTGTCATATCCTATTGCCTGTATCTGGACTCCGTACTTCTCCTCAAGGGACAGAATGAAATCCTCCACCACAGCATAGTCAATCACCTTGTCTCCGCAAGCAATCACTTTTCCTGTCTTGAGCAACTCCGTATAGTTTACCTTTTCAAACTTGCTCTTTTCCGCAATCCTGCCCTCTGGGATGAACGCAAAACTGTCTGCCAGAATGCGGTTGTCATCATCTACTGTGACCATGCTGACAGACGTATTGTCATTGCTCTCTGACAAGTCCAGTCCCAAATATACAACTCTATCTTTCCATGTGATCTGGGCAACCTTGCACTCTTGCACATCCTTGACATCAATGTATGTCTCTGTCCCTGTGCCTTGGTAGATGATGTTGCAATGCTTGCAGACAAAATTCTCCCTTGCTGACTCAACAGCAATGGCATAGGCTCTCTTCTTGAGTAAATCCTCCCATATCTCTGGAATCTCCAGAGCAACAGGATTAGCCTGTTGGAGTATCAAGTCATCTGTCTCCCATCCAGATGTTTTGTCTGGCTCATACAGAAGAGAGAACCTTGTCTCATCCTTTTCCAGACCATCAAGCACCCTCTTGGAGTATCTGACTTCATCTTCCAAAGGATTCTGGATACTCGGATACTTGGTTGAGATGATGAACCCCAGTTTGTTCAAGATATTGAGTTGTCCAGACCTCATGGCATCAATCGGATATGAGGTTGGCAACGCACCCACCTCATCAGCACAAAAGGCATTGGGCAACTTTCCATCCATCCTGCTTGTTGAGAATGAAAGTGGTGTATACTTGACTTGAGTCGGCTGAAATAGTATGTAATCCCTCAATATCTTGAATCTCTTCCTGTTGTTCCATTCATAGACCACAGGAGATGATCTGATTGTCTCTGCTATAGCCTCCCTTATCTCTCTGGACAGTGAGCCGTCTGGAGCAACAGAATAGAACTTGCTGAACTGTGGCTCTGTCAAAAAAAGCAGTATGAATATGGTTGCAATGGTGAATGTCTTGAAGTTCTTCCGACATATCTCCAAGACTCCTGTCTCATATCGCCTCTTCTCCTCATTGTCTCTGTACACTGTGCAGAGAATCGCAATGTAAAACAACCACTGATAACCACAAGTGCAGTCATACAGAGGCTGTCCTGCTTTCAGTCCCTTTGGCATATGGAGTATCTTGAGTATGTTCTCCACTTGCCGCAGTTTCTTCTCACTGATTTTGTATTTCTTGTCCTTGCCATCGCAGATTCTGATGAACTCACGCATCTGCATCTTGACATACTTGGGAGTGGTTTTCTTTCGGATGCTTGTCTTGCAGAATTCGTATGCCTTATTCACCGTTAATCACTTCCAACAGTGGGTCTCGCTCCTCTTTGGAGCTGTCCTCACCAAAAGTCTTGATGATTTTCATCAATGTACTGACTGTCTTGTTGGCTGAATCGGTTGTCTTGTTGAATTCTGCAACAGCAGGATTCGCATATAGGTTTTTCCTGCCCTTGACATACTCCTTGGAGACCAACATCCCATCCTCCTCAATAACCTTGGTCAATTCGTCAAGGATATTGAGTTGGACTTGGTATCTCTCAAACGTAGTCACGAAAAAATAGTTGTTCTGGACTCCAGAGTCCTCTGCAAGTCTTATAATCTCACTGGCTTGCATCTTGATTTGCTTTCTTGCCATCAGATCACCCTCATTTTTTTCATTTCATTGGTGGTTTGCATCGCCTCTCTCATGTTTTGAGGCTGTTTTTCGCCGATTTGAGCGACTTTTTCACGTTTATTGGGGAATTATGCCTGTTTTCCAGAAAATCCCCTTAAAATTGACATTTTCGTATCCGACTT